TTGTCATAATAATTCCTTTCATGACTATTTGATTATGGCATTATTGCCGTCTTGATAAGTTAATATAACCACACTATGACACGTTATACAATGGTAAGTCGTTATATATAATGATATCTAATATCATCTAATGGTATATAGTATCTTTTCATTAGGGAATTCCCTAACAGCGAACCATACCCTACCCCCACCAACCCTTTTTAATTTTTATGTACTGTCATCTATATATTTCTATTTCACTCAAATAAATCACAATTCTCCGAGTTTGACCCCCACCCCCCTCTATATAGGAACACCCCCCTATAGGAGTCCCAAACTGCTTTACAAAAAAATTTTTTTCGTTATATAATTCGTTACGGTTAACAACCTGCGAGACAAAATGACTATTGTAGTAGAACCAGAACTGAACGTTCCTATGAAAAAAGGTAAGACCTCGGCTGATTTGAAAGACCGTGTCGCAGCCGCTGCAAGTACCGCGAAAGAACTAGGTGAACATGGTATTGACCTCGAACCAACTAAAGAAGATAAGGACACAGCCGCAAGATTATCCGTTGCTTACGCTGATGATCCTGAGAATGTTTCAAAGAAAGCGACAGAAAAGAAAATATCAACCTTAACTCCCGCCTCACTTGTGTTAACAGACAGTATTTTGAAGGAGTTTGGACGTTCTGTAGTTGAGAGCGCTACCCAGATACGGCATCTTGTAACAAATAAGCTGATAGAAGAGACTGAAAACCCTGATCCCAGAGTACGTATACGTGCTTTAGAGCTTCTAGGTAAGATTTCAGACGTAGGGTTGTTCGCTGAAAAGTCAGAAGTTACCATAACACACCAGTCTACGGACGATTTACGTGAGAAATTGCGGTCAAAACTGGCAAAATTGGTAAATCCAGTCGAAGATGCGGCTGTAATTGACGGTGAACCCATAGATGTAGATAAAGAATTAGGTTTGGACGAGGAAAAAAGTGAATAATCAGGCTTTTGACTTCTCTGAAGAGGATATTCAGGTCATGTTGGACAATTTAGACCATTATACACCTGAAGAAGTGGCTGAAATTGACAAAATGGTCGATGAATTGGCTACTAGACAGCACAATCAGGCAGCTTATGATGATTTGATAGAGTTTTGTAAGCATATGCAGCCTGATTACATAGTAGGGAAACATCATAGGATGCTCGCAAACATGCTCATGGACATAGAGCAGGGTAAAAAAGACAGAATCTGTGTTAATATCCCTCCACGGCACGGAAAGTCTCAGCTTGTTTCTATTATGTTTCCCGCTTGGTTCCTTGGGCGTAACTCGAACAAGAAAGTTATGATGGTTTCGCATACAACAGACTTAGCGGTGGACTTTGGACGTAAAGTGCGTAACTTAATTGCTACAGAAACGTATCAATCTATATTTCCGACGGTGGCTTTGGCTGTAGACTCTAAGTCGGCAGGGCGTTGGAACACAAATTCAGGAGGTGAATATTATGCGTGTGGTATTGGTTCTTCTATTGCTGGGCGTGGTGCTGACCTCTTGCTCGTTGATGATCCCCATTCCGAGCAGGATGTTATAAACGGGAACTTTGAAGTCTTTGAAAAAGCGTACGACTGGTTTACATTCGGTGCGCGAACACGTCTAATGCCTGGAGGTCGGGTAGCTATTATACAGACTCGTTGGCATATGGACGATTTAACAGGGCGTGTTGTGCGGGATATGGGACAGAACGAACGGTCTGACCAGTATGAGGTGGTCGAGTTTCCCGCTATACTGGATACTATTGATAAAAAAACAGACGAAGCCGTACAAAAACCTTTGTGGCCTGAGTTCTTTGACCTTGAGGCACTACTTAGAACCAAGGCTTCTATGCCTGTGTTTCAGTGGAATGCCCAGTACCAACAGGAACCGACAGCAGAAGAAGCCGCTTTGGTCAAACGGGAATGGTGGCAGATGTGGAAAAAAGAAGAACCTCCTATATGTGAGTATGTCATAATGTCTTTAGATGCTGCAGCAGAGACACACAACCGAGCAGACTACACAGGTCTGACGACGTGGGGTGTATTTTTAAATGAAGAGGTGGACAATTATAACATTATATTGTTAAATAGCATAAAACGACGGTTGGAGTTCCCCGAACTTAAAGAGTTAGCTATGGAAGAGTACAGAGAATGGGACCCTGATTCGTTCATCGTGGAGAAAAAGAGTGCAGGAACTGCTCTGTACCAAGAAATGAGGAGAATGGGTATACCGATACAGGAATACACCCCCCATAGAGGATCTGGTGATAAGCTAGCTAGGCTTAACTCCGTTACGGATATTGTATCATCAGGTCTGTGTTGGGTTCCCGAAACACGGTGGGCAGAGGAACTAGTAGAAGAAATAGCAGGGTTTCCGTTTATGAGCCATGATGACTTGGTGGACTCTACCGTCATGGCGTTGATGAGATTTAGACAGGGCGGGTTTATCAGACTACCGAGTGACGAACCAGAGGAAACTCAATACTTTAAACAAAAGAGAGGTGGGTACTACTGATGGCAATAGAAAAAGGGATACTTCAAGCTCCTACAGGTATAGAGGAAGAAGAAACTGAACAACTGGAGATAGAAGTTGTTAACCCAGATATGGTCACATTAGATGATGGTAGTATGGAGATCACCATAGTTCCTGACGCTGAAGAGATAGGCACAGGTGATTTTGATGAGAACTTAGCTGAATCTATGGATGATGACCAACTTGGTATGATAGCTGATGAGTTACTAGGAAATATTGATTCTGATTTAGACAGTCGAAAAGAGTGGGCAGATACATTTGTCAAAGGTCTTGATGTGTTAGGGTTTAAATATGAAGAACGTACCGAACCCTGGGAAGGCGCTTGTGGTGTGTACTCTAACGTGTTAGCAGAAGCAGCTATTCGTTTCCAGGCGGAAACTATGAGTGAAACATTTCCTGCGCAAGGACCTGTAAAGACTAAAATACTAGGAGAAGAAACTCGTGAAAAACTAGAAGCCTCTGAGCGTGTGAAGGCTGACATGAACTACCAGTTGACAGAGAACATGGTAGAATACAGGTCTGAGCATGAACGGTTACTATATAATCTTGGTTTGGCGGGGTCAGCATTTAAAAAAGTATACTACGATCCTAATTTGGGACGACAGGTATCTGTATTTATACCCGCAGAAGATGTGATAGTTCCCTATGGTGCATCACACATAGAAACAGCGGAACGTGTGACGCATGTTATGCGAAAAACAAAAAATGAGTTAAAGAAGTTACAAGCTAACGGGTTCTATGTAGATGTAGATCTTGGAGAGCCACAGGCATATCACAGTGATATAGAAAAGAGAAAAGCTGAAGAGGGTGGGTATTCTCTTACAGATGACGATAGATATAGTATATATGAGATTCACGCAGACATAGTTATAGATGGCGTTGATAATTCTGACGATGAGATTGCTAAACCATATATAGTATCTGTAGAGCGAGGGTCATATAAAGTATTATCAATACGACGTAACTGGAACCCTGATGATGAGTTAATGTTGAAGCGTCAGCATTTTGTACATTATGTATATATTCCAGGGTTTGGGTTCTACGGGTTAGGTCTTATACATATAATAGGAGGGTACGCGAGAGCAGGAACCTCTCTTATACGACAACTTGTAGACGCAGGTACATTGGCAAACCTCCCAGGTGGACTGAAAGCCAGAGGGTTGCGTATCAAGGGAGATGACACACCGATAGAACCTGGGTCTTTTAGAGATGTAGACGTGCCATCAGGCAGTATACGTGACAACATTATGCCTCTGCCGTACAAAGAACCTAGTCAGACTCTTCTTGCGTTGTTAAACCAGATTACCACCGAAGGGCGTAGGCTTGGGGCAATAAGCGATATGAACATATCGGACATGTCAGCTAACGCTCCTGTGGGTACAACCCTCGCCCTGTTAGAAAGAACACTCAAGCCGATGGCAGCCGTACAAGCACGTGTTCATTACGCTATGAAGCAGGAGTTTAAATTACTAAAAGCGTTGATGTCTGAGTATGCTCCTGCAGAATATGCCTATATACCTGCTAGAGGTGATGTATCGGCTAAACAATCAGATTTTATGTTAATTGACGTTATCCCTGTGTCCGATCCAAATAGTTCTACTATGGCACAGAGAGTGGTGCAGTACCAAGCGGTCCTCCAAATGTCCCAAACTGCACCACAGATATATGACCTGCCTCAGTTACATAGGCAGATGATAGAAGTTCTTGGGGTGAAGAACGCGGACAAACTTGTACCGACTAAAGATGACCTCAAACCTGTCGATCCTATAAGTGAGAATATGTCAGCACTTATGGGTAAACCGATGAAAGCGTTTATATACCAAGACCATGACGCACATATCGAAACACATATGGCGTTTATGCAAGATCCTATGATCGCGCAAATGATAGGGCAGAACCCACAGGCTAAACAGATCATGGCATCTCTACAGGCTCACGTAGCTGAACATCTTGGGTATAAGTATAGAAAAGATATAGAAGAACGGCTTGGGGTAGAACTACCACTACCGAATGAAGATCTACCAGAAGAAGTAGAAGTTAATCTTTCTAGACTGATATCTAAGGCAGGTAAAGCTCTTACACAGTCTCACATACAACAAGCAGCTCAACAACAAGCGGAGCAGAAAGCACAAGATCCTATAGTGCAAATGCAGCAAGCGGAGCTACAAATCAAAGCTCAAGAAGTAGAACGCAAAGCTAAGAAAGATCAGGCTGATGCTACCATACAGGCTGAGAAACTAAAGTTGGATAAAGCAGAGGTACAGATTAAAGCGGAGAAAGAAAACGTAAAATTAGAAGCAGATAAAGTAGATAAAGATAACAAAATGGAAATGGATTTATTTAAAACCTTAAGAGGTAAATAATGGCTAAAACCGTCTATGACGTGCTAATTGACAAAATCGAAGCCGATATGGCTTCTGCACAGGATTTCCTAAACGCAGGATCAGCAAAAGATTATGCAAACTATAGGGAAATTGT